AGCAGTTTGGTCTCGATACGGACGGATGCTCACGCTTCTATGTGTACGAGACCTTTGACGCCTATGTGATCGCACGCGGCCCGGAAGGCGCATTGTTTCGTATTCCCTACACCATTGCCGGCGACCAGGTGTCGTTCGGTGATGCGCAGGAGGTCGAGACGGCCTTTGTGCCCGTTGAGGAATACTGCGCTTTTGCCGCAGAGTCCGATTCCGAGTCTGGGGCCAGTGATGACGACCGTGTCTATCCAATCGTGGCGTTGCGGGCTGGCTGGGCGCGTGGCGCGATCAATGGACAGGCGGTGCCGCATTACTATCCGGGTGCATTTGTCGCCCGCGTAGCCGAAGCGATGAACTCCGCACGGTTTGGGCGTCGTCATCCGAATCCCCTGGGCGGCGATCCAACCGGAGCAAATGACCCCGACCGCATTGCCGGATGGATCAACGGCGGCAGCTATGACGCCGTAGCACAGGAAGCACGCGGCTCCGTGAACTTGTTTGACGGTGAAACCGATCTGCGATCCAAGCTGGGCTCTGCGCGCAAGGCGAAGAAGCTCGACCTCTTCGGTGTATCGATGCTTGCGGCTGTGGGGTTCAAGCCCGGTGTGATCGATGGCAAGCAGTGCATGGTCGCCGAAACCCTCGGCAATCTCTTTTCGATTGATCTCTGCGCCTTGGCGGGCGCTGGCGGTCAGTTTATTGCAACCGCCAGTTATGCAGGCGGAGAAATCGCGGCTTCGCAGATGAATGCCGTAAAACCCAATACGCCCACGTTTGCGCCCTTGCGCCGTGGCACTCAATCAGGCGGCGCGCAGGATGCTGGCCACCGAGGAGCAACAATGAAAAATACCCTGAAACAGCTACTCGAAGGGCTGCGGAAAAAGAATGCCGATAAGGCTGCCGACATCGCCCTCCGTTTCTCCATGGCCACCGAGGCCGAATACCCAGCCCTGGTAGCGGAAGCAACCACGGCGTTGACAACGGATGTCACCACCGCTGGCGCTGAGCAGACTGCAATCGTCACCGAAGCTGCGACGCAAATGAAGAAGCTGCAGGTGATGGAGACGCGCAATCGGATCGAGGCCAAGCTCACGCTCTCGCGGCTACCTCAACCTGCCATCGAGCACGCACGCGGCACGCTTGAAATGCGCCTGGCGAGCGAGGCAGAGCTTGCAGACGATGTGATCGATGCGGAGATTACCCGCACGCGCACCGCTTTTGCTGCTGCCGTCAACATCGGCCGCGTTCGTCCCATGACCGGAGGCGTAATCCTCGACTCGCAGGACAAGCTTTCGTTGGCTTTGGAGGCCGCTGTACTGGGCAAGCAGACCATCGACGGCGTTCCCGCCTTCCGGGGCATCCGCGAAGCGTACATCATGCTCACGGGTGATCAGGACTTGTCCAGGCTGCATGGCGGCGGATTTACCTGCTCCGGTCATGTGCTGGCTTCTGAAGCCGTGGCGTCCGGCGACTTCCCAAACCTGCTGCTCAACTCCATGACCAAGCGCTTGCTGCAGGATCTGGCCGAGCTGGGCTACGACTGGATGAAGTCTATCTACACCAAGGCCACGATCAACGATTACAAGTCGCAGGATCGTGTGCGCGACGGCTACTTCGGCGAGCTGCCTATTGTGAACGAAAACATTGGGTATCAGGAAGCCACCAAGCCGACCGATGAAAAGGTCAACTATACGATCCAGAAGCGCGGCGAGTTGCTGACCATCTCCGAGGAGACGATCCGCAATGACGATCTGGGTGCGATTGCCCGGTTCCCCGGCCGCCTGGCGCGTGCGGGCCGCAACACGCTGCGGTCCTACATTACCGCCTTCTTTGCCGCTAACGGCAATTACTTGGGGGATGCTGTGAGCTGGTTCAACGCGGCCCATAACAACCTCGGCAGCCTTGCACTGAGCGTCGATTCGCTGATTGCCAACGAAATCGCGCTGTTGACGCAGACCGAAAAGGACTCGGGCGAAGCGCTCGGCCTGCCGCTCACCTGGATCATGGTTCCTCCGGCTCTTGCAGCCACAGCGCGTGCGATTAACCAGTCGAACACCGCTGGGTCGAATCAATTCTTCCAGCGCTTCGGTGCCAATAACGAGCGCATCTTCGTCAACGAGAAGCTCACGGACGTGACGGACTACTACTACGGCACGGACCAGGGCAATGCTCCTTTCCTTGAAATCGGCTTCCTCGACGGTATCGAAGAACCGCAGATCTTCCTGGCCAACCAGCCGACCGTGGGTACGCAGTTCACCGCTGATCAGCTCCAGTACAAGGTTAAGTTCCCGTTCGGCGGCGTGGTCACCGACTTCCGAGGTGTGGGCAAGAACGTCGTAGCTGGCTAATCGTAGCCAGTTATCGCAGGCGGAACCTCACCCACACAGATCCGGGCCGGAACGCTGAACACGCTCCGGCCCGCTAACAGGAAATGAGGAATTATGCAGGACAGTTTCCGACGAAGTACTTTGACTCTGCCGATTCCAGCGGCCATCGCCGTAGGAGTTGGACAGGTGACCTTTAGCGTGCGCCACAAGGGCCGCATCGCAGGCGCGCATCTCTGCCTTAGCGATACCGGCACGGGCGCAGGCGCTACCTCCGTCCAGGTGAATGTCAACGGGGCAGCGATCCTTGCAGCTCCGGGGCTGTCGATTGCCGGGGCAGCCGCCTCCAAAACCATTGAGGTGGACGTGACTATAGGCAGTCAATATCCGGGCGGCAGCCGGATCAATAAGGGCGACCAGATCACGCTCGATGTCATTGCGGTGCCCGCGACGACGGTGCCGAAGGGCGGCTTCGTGGTTCTCGACATCGTGCAGGTAGACGCTTAGCAGGTCGACGCTTAATTCACCGGCGCAAGCCAAGCAATACAGGAGCCAACTGGGTGTCTACGCCTCATACCATCGCCGACTTTACCGCTCTCATGCCTGGCATTGTTCGCAACAATGCGGACAGTCTTGGGGACTTGACGGTCTTTGCGATCCAGGCGATCACCCAGCGCTACTCCAAAGACGCGCCGCTGGAGCTGGTCTCGGACGTCACTGTCGAGGGCACCTTCTACCTGCCTTTGCCGACGCCGCTCGATGGCCAATACGGGCTGTTTGAACCGGAGTTCTCGGTGATTCAGCAGATCGAGTACCCCATCGGCCAGCAGCCTCCGCAGTTCATGCTGGATAGCGATTTCCGCATCTATCGCGCTCCGGATGGATACAGGATAGTGTTGTCGATCGACAATCCCAACACTACGGATCCACTACGAATTTCCTGGACGTCGCGCCACTCGGCGGACGGAAGCACTGTGCCAGACAAGGATTTCTACGCGGTGGCTGATTATGCCTCGTCGCTCGCGCTCGAAGCCCTGGCGGCCTTCTACCTCGATATGTCTGCGCCGTCGATCAGCGCGGACACGGTGAACTACCAGAACCGGTCGCAGCAGGCGCTGACGATGGCCAGAGCGATTCGCAAGCGCTATTACACGCACATGGGCATCGGCGAGGAGTCATCTAACTCCAGCGCGTCAAGCAGCAGCGAAGCGGCTCCGGCCTTTGCCATGGGTAACCAGTATCTCGAACAGAATTCCGGCGTGGACCGGCTTGTCCACGGAAAGTACACGCGCTGATGGCTTGGCAGGCACAGATCAGAGGGGCTGACCACGTTGCGCCCGAACTGCTGTCGACGTTCCAGGAGGGCGTGCAGTCGGGCTTGGAGAAGATTTCTGTCCAGGGCGAGAAGATGGTCAAGGACAACATCTCCACCGCTTACGATGACAAGCCACCCGCAGTTGCTTTTGGGAACCTGCTCGGCTCTGTTGCTTCCTCGTTCTTTCGTGGTGCGGAGCAGATGGGCTTGATTATCGGCGTGTCTCCCACGCTCGGAGCGGACAAGTATGCAGCGCCTGTGGAGACCGGCGCACGGCCTCACTTTCCGCCCTACATGTTGCTTGTGCCCTGGGTGATGAAGAAGTTTGGCGTCGAGGGCAAGGAAGCTGTTTCCACCGCGTTCCTGGTCGCCCGCAGCATCGCCAAGAAAGGCACAGCCGGACACCAGATGTTTTCCCGCGCGCTTGTCGAACTGGATCCGGTAGCCGGTCCGATTCTCGAAGCCGAACTCGGGCAGGCTTTCCTGCGCGCCGGATATCGAGGTGTCTTCGCATGAGCGCCGTCGATGCTGTGGATGCTTTTGTGGCACGTCTCAATACCGTTGCGAACGTCGGAACGGTTTACAACCAGATGCGCAATGCGATTACCGACAGCCAGTTCAAGCAATTGTTTGTCACTAATGGCCAGGTGCTGGTCTGGCAGGTCACTCGCGAAGGGACCACGGAGCGCGACGACGAATCGCAGCTCGTCCAGGACACACACGAAATCGTGGCCTACGGCTGGATGGGATTTCAGGATGGCGTGAGCGAACCGATCTTTCAGCAGCTTATCGAGAGCATCCGCGACGCCTTCCGTCCACTCGAATCACGCACCTTCAATGGAGCCTTTGCCTGGTCTGGACCGATGCAGTGCCAGGGACCCAAGCTCGTGATGTTCACCGACAAGCTGTGCCACTACGTGAGGCTTGTTCACCCATTTCAAGAACTGTTGTAAGCCAACAAAGTTGTACGGAGGATTGATTCATGGCTACCTATACCCCGCAACGCACACTGCTGCGAACCATCGTTCTCAGCCCTTATGTGCAGGGCGACTTCAACGTCGCTGCCTTTGCCGATGCCGATCTGACCCACCTGTGCGAAGTGGAAACGACCGGCTTCGCCAACTCCAACCCGCAGATGGAAAGCGACTATACGTATGCGGGCAAGGGCAACTCCTTTGCGAGTGAGAGCCGCCAGATTGCAGATGACTCGGCGATGGAGATCTCGAATCGTCTCACGGCCTACCGCGCCAGCCTGTATCTCTCCATGCTGATGGGCACCGACGCTTTCACGGCAGGCGTGGCCGGGGCGGCGAACTCGCACGTCCACACCTGGCTCGACAATGGCGCTCCGGCATTTGCCACCAACATCTACGCGGCGGATACCACCGGCATCAAGCGCAAGTGGCAGGACATGGTGTTCAACGAGTTGGTGCTGACGGGCAATGCCCAGGGCGCGATCATGGCCAAGCTTTCGATTCTCGGCACAGGCCGGAACACCATGGGCGCAATGGCCGCCATCCCCGCGAAAATAACACCGGATTACCTCAATGCGCATGATGCGCAGATTTCGCTGGGGCCGATTGGCGCTCCAGTCTCGATCTATCCTCGCGCTCTGAGCTGGGAAGCGACCTTCTCACGCAATGCAGAAATGATGCGGATGCCGGGCAATGGCCTCAATCCGGCCTTCATCGCCAACGGCAACCCGACCAACAAGCTCAAGCTGGTGATCAACGCCGATAGCACGGCCGACATCCTCAACTACCGCGAAAACCAGACGCCGCTGGAGATTCACATCAATGTGACCTCAGGCGCGGTGTCCATGCAGATTTCGTACGCAAGGGTGATTCTGCCCAAGGCCGATCTGGGCGAGCAGAACAAGTACGTCGCCTACACGCTCGATCTGGATGAGCAATCAATTCTCAAACCAATCGGCGGCGAGGCCGTAACGGTGACCGTCACCAATACGGCTGCTGCCTTCCTGCAGCCGCCTGTTTAACAGTTTTGCTCTGGGGCGTTCACCAAGGGGGCGTCCCAGCTTTTTTATCTGAGTACTTCGGGGGAATGAATGACGAGAGCCAAGAAAGCAGCAGCAACGGACACAATGCAGCCGGACACCACGCAACAGAACGCACTCTTGCCGCTTGATGTGCCGCGTCGCGTTGCGATCAACAATGGCAGGAAAGAATTCCTCTACAGCTTTCGCCGCATCGGGTTTGATGACTGGCGCGCCTACTACGCCAATATCGTCAACCAGATCGTTACCGTCGCGGGGCAATCGCGCCGGATCTATGAGACTGAGTTTGCTGCGCTCGCTCTGGTGGAGAAAGCACTCTCCTCAGTCGAGGGCTACGGCGCTCCTCTCCCTGCGAACTGGAAAGCTTTCTTGCCTCCTCAACATCGCCTTGCCGTAGGGATGGTATTGCGTGCCGTTGGCCGGTCACCAGAGCAGCCAGAGCTTTCGCTCTCCGGCACGGTCGATATCTCACTCGACGCAACCTGGTCGGGAAGCGAGACAGAGGAAGGTTTCAAGATGATCAGCTATAGCGGGCTGATTCATCGCTTCCGTCATGCGACGCTCGAACAGTTCCGCAAGTTCAATCTGGAGACGGCCTGGACGGCAACCTCTGGCACCGCGTTCAATGGCACGACGATCTATCCTTCGCGGCCCATTGCTGCCATGAAGGTCTATGA